CTAACTGCTCCTGTGTTTTCTCTTTCTTTACCCTGCCTTTTGGTGTCTTTTTCTTTTTCTGCTCTTTACCAGCCTTTGGCGGGTCTACTACTTTCACACTGCTTCTTGGAACAAGTTCACCATCTACATAAGTGTATTCATTGGCTCTTTTATTAGTGAATTTTCCGTTCGCAGCCGTTTCTCTCCAAAAGTTATTGTGAACAAAGTATTTCTGCCCTTTCTTTCTTGCTTCAATAAGTTTATTTTCTAATTCCTTTTGATTTTCAAGGTTTTTCAATGCTTTTTCATCTCCTGAAAGTATTGCAGTATTTTCTTTGTTTAGACTTGATAGTTTCTCTTTCGTACTGTCAATGATAGAGCCAAAATCTCCCAGCATCTTGATAGCATCCTCTGTTCCGAATATGGCATCTTTGATAGATTTCACAAAATACTCTATACCCTTGATAACAAGTTTAATAACAGTGCTAATAGCCACGAGATTGGTTTTAACCTGATTAACCACGAGATTAACCAAATCCCAGCCTTTGCCGTTGTCAAATAGGTTTCCTGTCAGCGCATTAAGAACATCTCCCACAGCTTCAAAGACATCTTTCAGTTCGCCCATTATACTCACGCCATCTGCTCCTCCTGTAATGGCTAAATCAAGAAACTCTTCCAATAGACCTTTGGCGATTTCCAAAACATCAGAAATAGCATTGATAAAATCCTTGTTAGTAGCGAGGGTATCTAAAAACTCTGTCCATTGGTTTTTAAGTCTGTTTTGTGCGCCTGCGAGGGTGTCTATTCTATCAACAGCATCAAGTCCATAGACTTTTTTAAGCTGTTCGGCTACTTTCGGCAACACTTCCCCTGCTACCACTTGTCCTTTTTTCAGCATATCATCCAATTCAGAAGTAGATACGCCCATAGCATCAGCGAATATCTTCATCGCCCCAGGGAGCCTTTCCCCTAACTGCCCTCTCAATTCTTCTGCTTGGATGTTCCCTTTGGATACCATTTGCTCCAAGGCTGTGTAAATTCCCTGTATCCGTTCGGTAGGAAGCCCCATTTTAGCACCAGCGCCAGCAAAGGCATCAAATATTTCTTTGGCTTTTTCGCCCTCTAAACTGGTATTCCTTGTTGCCGCGCTGAACTTGGTATAGGAATCCGTAAGGCTGATAAGTTCCAATCCGTATTTTTCGGCAGCACTTGAAAGAAACTCTTTTTGATAACCTACTTCTTCCTCTGTTTGGAAGACTTCTTTCATTGCGTAATTCACAGCATTGAGTTTCTGAACGGTCTCATAAGATTGAGTAGCAATGTCTCCAAGCATTCTTGCACCATCTGCCATAAGAATACCCCCAGCGATAGAACCAGCACGGCTCATCATTCCACCAAAGCCACCACCCATTCCGTTGAGTGCTGATTGGTAGTTTCCTACATTTCGCTGATTGTCGCCTACGCTTTTGTCTATCTTTTTCAGCGCAGAGTCTAATCCTACGGCTTTGAGTTTTGCCTCTGTAAATTCTTTGGATAGTTTAGATAGTTCTTTCTCATAGGCAGAAACCCCTATCTTACCATCTTTAAAATCATGCTCTAAAAGTTGCATCAGCGCTGCCAAATCTTTTGCTTTGTTCTTGGCATCCAACACCTGTTTTGTAAACCTTTTATAGGGGTCTATACTTTCAGACATGATTTTTTTCTGTTTCTCCTGCAATGATAGGACTTGCTTCTTCGCTCGTGCTTCGGCATTCTGCTGGTTTGCTAATTCCTTTGCTGCTCGCACCTGTTCGGTGGTTATTCTTGCATTGGTCAGTCTTATCTGCTGTGTTTTCTGCTCTATGGTCGCCATATCTTTGAGCGTTCGCATATACTCTTTGGAATAGCCGTCCAAGTCTTTAATTCCCTCAATGGTCTCTTTTGGTGTTCCTCTGTTCAGTTTGGTGTTGGTCTGGTCTACGGCAGTGTTTAACTTGTCGAATACACCTATAAGGTCTGACACTTCTTTCTCTAACTTTTCCAGTTCTTTTACGGTCTCCTCCGCCTGAATTACGGCTAATTTATCACTCATAAGGTTTTATTTTTTGTTATGTAATTCTACTTTCTTTATCGCCATTTCCTGCATCTTCCCAAATCGATAAAGGCTGGTCTTATTAAGGTCTATTGTTCGTTCCAGCACCATCTCAATACTCACAATAGCATCGTTGATATTGACTGGCTCTTTGTCCTGTGCTTCTTTCTTGTTGTTTTCAATGTTCTTCACTGCCTTATCAAGGTTGGTCTGCCACATTGCTATTCTTTCCTCTATGTATTTCTTCTGTTCTTTCAGGTTGTCGCTCTTACGGATTTTGATTTGCGCGAGGGCTTCTTTCATATCCTCCCAATGTTCAGGTAGTCCCAATTCCTGCCTTAAAGCATTCTGTCTTTCTTTCATCTCCACGATTGCCAGCAGTGTAGTGAATTTGATAAAGTTAATCTTCGCTATCTCTGCACTTCCCAGCATAAGAAGGTCGTTGGTCTTGGCGTTAATGGATATGCTATACTCTCGGATGATGTCGTTAAACTTACTTTTCAGCATCTCCTGTTGCTCTTTGTCTTCTTCCAATTCCTCGCCATCATATCCCTTTATCATATAATTATAATCGCCTGTTTCTGTGATTCTTTCATAGTTGAATAGTGGCAGTTCCTTGGAATCTTTGTAAAGTTTCATTTGTGTTTTTATTACCCTCACAAATTTACTTATTTTTATTTAGTCTAAATAAGAATAATATATTATATTTGTCAAAAGAATGTTGCTGTGGGAATTTTAACGAGAATAGACAACGGAATATCGGCTTTTAAGTCTGCGTTTATGGGCAGTAGTGTTGCGCCTATCTATGCAAGGTTGAGCAATGGAACACACTCTTACAACTACGAAACCGAGCGTATGGGCGTGTTATCGTTCTTGGGAATAGGGAAAACTTACTTTTCGCCAAAGGAAGACTATAAGGCTTACTACATAGACGGCACTTTCCTGTCCGACTGCATCAATCTATATGCAGATTTTGCTTCGCAGGTAAGAATCCAAGAAGTGGATGACAAAGGCGAGGCGGTGGAAAATTCCGAATATCTGAAATTCCTTAACGAGCCGAACGAGTTTCAAAACCAGACCGATTTCATCAAAGAAATGGTGGTTAATCTACTCACTACTGGGATGTCTATCCAATATGGCAATTTCTTTAAAAACGGCAATTTAAGGGCGAGTCCTTCACTTTACAACTTGGAGTTTAACAATATCAAATTTCCAGAGATAAAAGACCCTTACACGCTTACAAGGGATAAAATAAAGACTTTAAAGGTAATAGAAACCCTTGCTGATGGTGTGCAGAGAACAAGAGAACTACACGAGTTGGCGTTCTTCTACGATACCATAGCAAGGAAGAATTACAGAGGAGATGGGGTAAAGAACATGTATTTCAATCCTATATCAAGGATTTCTTCTATCCTCTACTCTATTCAGACAATCCTTAATAGCGAGGATATGATGTGTTTCCTTACTTCTAATCCTGTAAATTCTATCATCAGCAGAAAGGCAACAGGGGCAGGGATTGCACCATTGAGTGGAGACCAAAAGAACGATATAGAAAGTAAACTCAACGGAAGAGGAAGATATGGCGCTGGAATGGGTAAGGCTGGCGATGTTATCGCTACGAACGAAACACTGGAAAGGTTAGACCTCACAAGGGACAATAAGAAGCTGCAAACCATAGAAATGCAGGAAAACGCCAAGGAAAACATCCGAAACAGGTACCTAATTCCAAAAGACTTTTTCGGTGGAAGCACCTATGAAAACCAGCAGTTTGCAGAAGCTAAATTCATTTTAGGCAATGTAAAGACTATCACAGACAACTGGCTTCAAGAACTGACCAACAAGTCGCCTAAATACTTCAAGGAGCGAGGAACAAGGCTGATAGGAACATACGACCACCTGCCAAGTGTAATCGCCATTAAAACCAAACTCAAAAACGAGGGCTTTAAATTCAAAGCAGAAGCGTTGGTATCGCTTTTAGGAGCGTTTGAAAAAGCGCAGGAATTAGGCGTAAGTAATGACTTTGAGCAATTTGTCAAAGAAAGAGGTTTTGAGGATTTTATAAATAACGAATGATGAAAAAAGAAATAGAAAAAATAGAGCAAAAACTGAAAGACCCTAAAACCAATCCTAAATTGGTGCAGAGCCTGAAAGACAAAAAGAAGATTTTAGAGAAAAACCAAATCGTAAAGAAATGATAACAGCAAAAGAGATACCTAATAGAACATTTGAGACCAAAGAGGATATGTTCAAATTCTTAAAAGAGAATAAGAATTTCCTTATTTCACAGAAGAAAATGGCGACAAAGTTGTCAGACCCTTTTGCGCTTTCTTTTGCTGTGAATGAAAAGGGCGAAGCAATTAAAACAGCAGGAACAACACCTGATGATGTAAATACTATCAGAATAAAGGCAGTTATCAACTCTACCAACATCTATGATTCCCACGGCGATGTTTCCATCAATGGAAGCTGGAACAGAACAGCCAAAAACTCCAAGAATATCTACCTGCTGAAAGAACACAAGATGAATTTTGAGAATATCATCAGTGATGAAGTGGAAGTGAGAGTAGAAAAATTCAACTGGAAGGATTTAGGCTTTAATTACTTGGGAGAAACAGAATGCTTGGTATTCTATGCCACGCTGAAAAAGGAAAGAAATCCTTACATGTTTGAGCAGTATGCCAAAGGCTATGTAAAGGAGCATTCGGCAGGGCTTCACTACATTCAGCTGGAACTCGCTATCAATTCAGAGGCTGAATGGGATGCAGAGGAAAAAGCTGTTTGGGATAAATATTACAATGATATTGTAAATAAGGAAGATGTAGATGAATACGGCTACTTCTGGGCTGTAACAGAACAAAAGATAATAGAGGGAAGTGCTGTTGTAAAAGGCAGCAACTTCGCCACTCCAACGATATTTGTAGAACCCGTCGCTGACACTTCTACTGCAAAAGAGGA